GTTCGAGTCCGACCCTAGGCACCACATTATAATCCTCGTCCATTGGACGGGGATTTTTCTTTTTGCATTTTCTGTATTTAAAATCAATCACTTATGAGCTTATTTAGCCTCAATCCATAAGTTTATTTTTTAACCTGTATTGCTATTTTTTATCTAATTTTATATATTTTTATCTGCTGACTGCACCAAAACTGCACCACTTTTTGCAGCACTGCACCAGCTAAATATAAGGGTAAAAAAATGGCTACTATACATAAGCGTGGCAATAAATGGCGTGCGCAAGTTTATGACAATGGCGGGCGCAGATCTAAATCTTTCGACACCAAAGGCGAGGCAATGCAATGGGCTTTGGAAGAAGAGAGAAAATTAGACCTACAAAAGAAAGGATTACAACCTGAAACGCTACTATCGGATGTTGTCGAGCGGTATTTGAAAGAAATTACACCAACTAAACGAGGCGTGCGGCACGAAACTTTAAGGCTTAATAGGTTTATGCAACACCCTATTTGCAGTAAATATATTAGTGATGTTACAAGAAAAGATTTTGAATTATGGATTGCCGAAAGGGAAAAATCGGTTAGCGGTGAAAGCATTAGGCGAGAACTATCCACTATTAAGCATATTTTTACCGTTGCGGTTGAGCGTTGGGATTATATTGAAAGAAACCCTACCGCCGGGCTTGTCTTACCAAAAGGAAGTCCACCAAGAACGCAACGATATTCTGATGAAGAAATAGAACGGTTGCTATATGTTAGCAGCTATCATGATACATTAAAGACTGTTAGAGCAAGAACTGGCGCAGCTATGCTATTTGCCATCGAAACGGCAATGCGAGCCGGTGAAATTTGCGGACTAACTTGGGATAATGTTGATTTTGAGGATAGAACTGCATATTTACCGATAACTAAAAACGGTTCTTCTCGAAGAGTACCTTTATCGAAAAAGGCTATCGCAATTTTAGAAAGGTTAAAAGAAGAAGTTGGCAATACTGGAACGTGCTTTCAAATTGAATCAAAATCACTTGATGCAACATTTAGAAAATTGAAAAAAATGGCGATGTGCGAGCATTTGCATTTTCATGATACCCGAAGAGAGGCACTAACTAGATTAGCGAAAAAGGTTGACGTAATGACTTTGGCTAAAATCTCAGGCCACAAAGACATCAGAATCTTGCAAAACGTTTACTATGCGCCTAACATGGCAGATATTGCTGGATTGTTAGATTAATAAAGGAAAATTAAAAGAAAGATTAAAGAGCAGTCAAATTAACCGCTCTTTTTTTATGTTTAGAATGTTCTTGGCGTAAACATGGTTGTTTTGTATTGCCCTTGTCTTGCCGCCCATTCTTTCGCATCTTCTGAGGCTTTAGCAAAATTCTGACGAGAAATTTCTTCTCGTTTTTGTCTTGCAATTTGATCGGCTTGTTGCGGTGAAATGCTGTTTACATCAACCATATTTCTTGCCGGCGCTGCAACGGAAGATACTGTTGCTTTAACTTCTCTTGCCACCTCTTTCGGTTTAGGATCGTATAAATCCATATCGCCGCCACTGGTGACATAAAGCGCACGCCCCATTTGTTCGCCACCTTTGAATGCAGATATAACGCCAGGGCTTTTCAGATAATTAGATCTCTCATTTGAAAGATTATCAATCTGTTTAGCAATTACTTCTCTTTGAGCGGCATCTTCTGTTGAGGATAATTTATCTTTCAACACACCTAATTGAGCATCATAAACACCTAACACTTGAACTGCACCAGTTAGATTTTTTTGAGCCTCTTTCATTCCATCGCCACTGCCGCCACTTGCTCTAGCGTATTTAGCTTTAATTCGAGCAATGGCGGTTGCCTCAGAAATATTATTGCTGAGTTTAATGTTCTCCAACTCAATATCTTGCTGATGCTTTTTATCAAGCTGATCACTTTCAAAGGTTCGCTGTTTATCAGATTCTTTTTCTTTCCAATCTAATAATTTATCAGTTTCCTCATTTTTCCAGGCTTGCTCTACATTTTTAACAACACCAGTGCCAAGTCCTTGAGCCATCGCAGCTAAAATGCCACCTAATCCCATATTATGCCCCTTGTTGCATTGATTGAGGTTTATTGCCTTGCATTTGTGATTGGCGTTGGTTTTCAAGCTCTGATGCTTTGCCAATCATATCAACATATTGCTGTTCTTCTTCAGGCGGTAAAATGCCGTTTGTCGCCTCGCCAAATTGATCTAACGCATCCATTAAAATGTCGATAAGGATGTCATCAATTTGCTCTTCAGGAACGCCAATTTGTTGTAATAATTGCATTGCTAAATCTTTTGCAACTTGCATCATCACTTGAGGCGGGATTGTTTTGCCATTTTGTTGAGCAGCTTGAATGTTTGTAATCATTGCCGTTGCCACTAAATCCGCAACACCTTTTTCAACACCTTTTTGCTCAATTCGCTCTTGTGCAACGTTAGCGATAGCATTAACGGAATTTTCCATTAGCATTTTATACATTTGAGCTTTGCCGCCTTGTTGCTCCTGATTTTGCATCATACCACCAGGCTGACTTTGAGCCATAACATCTTGATTGCCACCTTGAGTTTGTTGAGCCATTGAATCTAGAATACCCATCTTTTAATCCTTTTATTTGATTGAAATGTTGTTCCAAAGGTTTACAAGTTGAGGAATTTTGTAAACCATACTGTCGCTTGATTTAGTGCCATTATTAGCGCCAAGTTGTTTTTGCATTCTGTTTAAAATGCCTTGGCTTTCTATTGGCTCGCTATTTCCCGCCATTGCTCGCATAGCCGCCCAATCTTTCCAACCTTGTTTAGATTTTTCAGCCTCTTCCTCCAGCTCACTATTGATCACGTTGGAATTTAATTTATTTCCAGCGTGTTCCATTGCTGATTTGTGTCTCTGACTATTCGCTATTGCGTTTCCAGCAGCTCCAAAAAATGAACCGCCAAGACCGCCAGTTGCTAACCCACCAATAATTCCAGCAACACTCCCACCTATTCCAATAGCTTTAGAGCCTAAACTATCCATATCTTCTTGATAAGCATCTCTAACTTTCTGAGATTCAACCGCATAAGCGGCTTTTTGTGACGGCGTAAGTTTATCAAAAGACGGCGGACCTTGATTAGTCACTTTATCAGCGATAGACCCCGCTTTAGATAAAGCCAGCTGACCTAATCCACTTGCGATAGCGGTTGGAAGTGATGCTGTCTCAATAAACGAACCAGCCATAGTGCTAAAATGATTCCCAACAATATTCCCTTTAGCCTCAGTATCTAAACTTGCCTTGGTATTATGTTGAGCTATATCTCTCAAGCGATCTTGAGAAGTAAAAAAGTTTACATTCTCCCAATCTTGTCTTGGCGAATACGGCGCTTGCACGCCACCTTTACCAAACAATCCACCTGTAAGATTTTTCTGATCAACAACTGGATTATTGTATTGGCTCAATGATTTATTAGCGTTGCTTTGATAGTGAGAATTAACGCTTTTACTAATAGCACTTTGCCCACCAAAACCACTTTCGCTGCTTAAACGATTACCACCACTAAAACCACCATTTCTAAAGGTATTGTTGAAGTTGTTGGTATATCCGTTATTTTTACCATACGAATCAAGATGACGATTCATTCTGTCTGTCGTGCTTTCGTAGTTATCGCTGCTCTCATGCTCTTGCCAACCGCCTCGGCTATCATTAGCACGCTCATAGCCGGCTCGCTCCATGCTTTCGCCAAAACTATCGCTAATTGATTTAGATTCTGATCGAGCCATAATTAAACGCCTTTATTTTTACGTTCTAATTTACTTTGCATTTCCGTTAAAATTCCACCGTTTGCCAAGCCTGGTGAATTATCAACGGTTAAAGTTTTGTAAGAAATATCAACATCTGGCACTGCTGAATACTGAGATTTAAGTTTATCTTGCATATTCAATAGCTCTCGTTGTTGTTTCATTAAATCCTTATTAGCCTCTTTTTGAGCTAAATAACTACCAACGCCAAGCAAGGTTGAGCCAATTAGGTTTGTTGCCTCTTTGTTGTTGCTCATCCAATTTGCGGTAGAGCTAGCTGCATCACCAAGCCAAGATGCTGCACCACTAACTGCACTCCAAGCACTATCCCAAAATGACATAATTTACCTCCTAATTAATTCCGATTGTTGGTACACCAAGATTAGGGAAAGACGACCAATTTTGTTTCGTCGTCGGGATTCCTCGCATGAATTTAGACATAAAGTTAAGCTCTGAATCTCGACTGGCTTTCAGCTCTGTGATAGCCTTTTGTTTATCTTCGGCTTTCATTGCAGTGTTATTCAACACGGCAGCAATTTGCGCATCAAAGTTATTCGTGATCTGCATTGTAAAATCAATCGATTTGCCAATGGTATTTGCCGATACTTGAGCATTAAGATTTTTCATTTCATTCGCATGATTTAAGTTGGCTAAATCACGTTGATGACTTCTGTCTAATGCTGTTTGTGATGCGGTAAATTGATTTTGAGCTTGATTCAATCGACTTTGATTGTTGTAATTCAAGTCTGATTGTAATTGCGCTAAACTGCGTTGATGACCACGGTCAAGCTCTGCTTGAGATGCCGCAAATTGATTTTGAGCCTGATTCAAGCGGCTTTGGTTACTGTAATTTAAATCAGATTGCAACTGAGCCATTCCACGTTGATGACCACGATCAAGCTCCGCTTGTGATGCGGCGAATTGATTTTGTGCTTGATTTAAACGACTTTGATTTTGATAATTTAAATCAGCCTGTAATCGAGTTTGCTTTTCAGTAAAAGCATTTTGAGTATCTTGGCTTGCGATTGGCATTGCCGCATCGAGCATTGCACGTTGCGCCGCCTCAGCGCCAATAGTAGAGTTTTGCAAGCCTCGATTAGCCGCAATTCTCTCCCCTTTTGCCACCGCACTATTCATCAATAATGAATTGCCATTTAGAATATTGGCAACATTCCCCGCCATTGTTTGAGAATTATCTTTCTCAGGCGTTGGCGAAATAGTTGGCGCTTTAGGCTGTTTTCTTAACGCATCAGACATTGATCCTAGAATTGACATATATTCTCCCAAGAATGAAAAAAAAGCCGCTATTTAGCGGCCTCTTGTTGAAAATCATCGGTATATTGTCGGCGGTAAACCTCACTGAAATAGGAATCCTTACAGTGATTGCGGTCAAAAAATACCGCATTGATCAATATATGAATTACACGCCATCGTTTGCGAGGATGCTCCGATAATACTGCGCCTCGATAAGCACGGCTTGACAATGTTTCATCAGCAGCGCCACCAGTGATAGCGTTAAACAACTGATCGATTGCAATAATGACATGGTAAAACCATTTTTTTACTTTCTCTTCACTAACCATTATTTACCCTCCAAATGCTCTTGATACGTTTTCGACCAGCCTGATGACCAGTTATAATCTTTCGGATTAGCTGATTGCTCTAATAGCAGTTTGTGCATATAGGCATTTTCATACATTTTCTCTTTGAGTGTTTTTGCAGCGCTCCATACTGCCTTAAATTCCTCAAAATGAATCACTTGAGCAGTGTTATCCGCACAAATTAATGTATAGGTATTATCCTTTCCGTTTAAGTCAAAATCAGCCTTAATCTCAACCAACGTACTGCGGCCTTTATCATCTGTATCAACCCATTTATTAATTGCCGGAACGAAAACACCGCCATTTACGCACGCATCACGTTTTGCATTTATCTCTGCTCGAATATCATCTTTTTGCTTTCTGATTAATTCAGCTTTTTTCTCAGCCGGGATAAACCATTCAACCCCATTCCATTGGTGAAATTCGCTTGGTTTAGGAATGTTTACAAATTTTCCGTTGATAACGTATAAGCCATTTAAGCTATCCTCTTTAGTGTCAATCTCAAGCACGCCACAATCAAGTGGAAAAAGCGATGATACATCACGAGAACTTGAAATAATCAGCCCACTATCATCAAACATTACTTTAAGCGTATTCACTGAGAATTGAGATTGTGATTCATACCAATCTAGCCCATTTTCATCTTTAAGATAAATCGCACTTTCCCCGAAAGGTTTAACTTCAGGATTGTAAGGAGTGAATTTCTTAATGTATTGCATTATGTATATCCTTTAAGCGTTAGAAATTGTAATCCATTGTCCGTTTATATGTTTTTGGATAGGTCTGAAAACACCTGTTGCATTGTCAAATCTATCGCCAATGTCTCTGAATCCAGTTACGATATAGCCAGCGCCAACCGCACCTTCTGAATTTAAGTCACGGAAAAGTCTCTTTGTTACCAACGCCCCTAACCGAACATCAGAAACAACATCAGAAGTTAGAGCTAATGTACCGCCCTTATCAGGAAAATACATATCATATTTTCCCTCATTCCATAGCTTAAAGCGGCCATTATTGTACTCAAATCTTGCGCTTTTCCCATCTTGTCTATTGATGTGTAACCCGCCAAGCCCGTCTGATTGTTTAACACTTACAAAATTAAAATAATTTTGATGCGCTTTATTTAGTGAACGACCTAACGCCGTTTTAACGTCGCCAGCCACCCAAAATTTTTCGCCATCTAATGTAGCGTTAAATTGACTAGCGTCAGGTAAACCACCTAAATGTAAAGCGCCGTTATTGTTAAATCCAATTACGCATTTTTCATTGCCGATAACTGCGTCGCCAGAGAATTTAATAGGCATGCGCCACGTATAACTACCAATCCTATAGCTATCTGTTGCACCAGAAAATGATAGTGTCCCTGACATACTATCGCCACTTTTTGACACAACATCGCCAGCATAAGCGATAACTCCATTTTTTTTAGGTAAAGTTGCAACAGCGATGTTTTCGCCCTTTGGTGTGCGGTAAACTAATTTCAATAAGTTATTGTCATTGTGAGGATTTCCCTCAATTCGAACATAATAACCATCATTATTGTATAGATTTAGTCCACTATAATTACCTTTTTTTAATGACAAATCACCTGTCATCGTATCGCCTGATTTATCAACCGCCCAACTTCTGTATGCAACAGTATCGCCATTTTCTGATATTGCTGGAAATGCTAGATAAACACGTTTTCCAGTATTAGGAATGAATAGCATATTAAATCTGCGATTCGCATCTTCATGCGAATTAGGATGAACCTCTAATTGCCAATACCCTTGAGATGCCCCAAACTGGAAAGCACTCCATCCTGATGGATTTGCAGCTTTCAATGTGCCATTTATTGTAGTATTGCCATCCTTAGGAACTTTGTTATCTGCGTTATTGTTGGCCTCAACGGCTTTATCATACGCTTTTTTAACCGCTAGGCTTGTTGCTACATTATCTTCACTCGTTGAATTAATACTGGATGAAAGTTTAGATATAAGAAGATATTTCGTTAGTGATGTTTGCACTGTTGCAATCATTTGCGCTAGTTTCTTACCCGCTTTTGCGGTTAAGCCTAAGCTTTCACTTTCCAACCCTGTATCGTTAGTGAGCAGCACGATACCTCTAGTTTGAGTATCAGCGCTTGGAACATGAAGTATTTTAGCGTACTCCACTTCTCCATCTGCTAGACTTCTAGCTTTTTCAGCCGATTTCGCAGCCTCTTCAGCTTTACTTGTGGCTATATCGGCATTGTTTTTCGATGTAATTGCGGCTGACGATGCAGTTGTTTCAGATTGCGCCGCTTTAATTGCATAGTGATAAGCTGAATATTTATCACCTTGCACTACTTCATTAACTGGATTAGCAGCCCATTTGTGAGCCATGTTTTCAGAATTACTAGCCGCTTGTTGGCTGCTTTGTGCGGATGCCGCTGCTTGTGTTGCCGTATCAGCTTTTTGAGTTGCGGTCAAAGTATTTGCAGCAACAGATTGCGTATTTTGAGCGACTTGTTGAGCTTTAGCCGTTACATCATCTCTCGCATTATTCACGCTCTCTTCTGTTTCAGTGAGCATTTTGAGTGGAACAGGGTGCATCGGATCGGTTGGCTCGGGGATTAATGGACTGTCTTTAAACCCTTTCCCATCATCTCGCATTTCAGGAATACGCTCAAAACTCGTTTGAACTGCATCAAATTCATCAGATACAGCTTGCCCGTCCGCTTTTGTGTATGGAGTAAATTGATGTTTGCGTTTATACCAGCTTTTTTTAGACACGATAATTTCTCCGGGTGATATAGTTTAAGATAAGTCCACTGATTTCAAATTGTGGAGAGTAGATTGATGAGCCAGCAAACGATAAGGCAATATTTCGGCTATACCCTGATAATTGAAGTGTAGGCGTTGAATAATCTTCAGCCGACCAAAGAAAATCATTCCAAAGAGAATCATTCCAACGACCGCCGCCACCAGCAATTTCTAAATCTTTGCTTAGTGCGGCTGAATGGTAGTTTGAATTGTAATCAAGATCGAATCGAAAACTTATTTTTGATTTTCCATCGGTTGTTGCTTGCAATTCAGCGCTATGCCAACTTTTGATTAATGTTGGCGACCCGCAATGGTTAAATGCCATTTTTACAGTCCAATCTATGCTTTTCCCTGAAAAGGAATAGCATTTGTCAGACTGGCGATAAACTTTGCCATCGCTAAAAGTAATGTAAACTTGATTAGGCGATTGCCAAAGTCCTTGTAACGGCTCAGGGTAGATAAAAGATGTACTTCTTGTTGTTCCATCAGGTTGCACCATTACGCATAAGTGCCGCCCCTCAGATGAATAGAATCTAACTTGGTTTGATTTAGCTTTAGTGGATGAATAAACAATATTGTACGGCTGTTTATCAAAGGCAAGTTTACGGTTTGCATCCATTTCACTTAATCTGAAGTCACCAAATTGCTCAGTTTGATCTATTCGAGTGATGCCATTTTTTGTGATTGCAATAGGCATGAATGATGTTTGCAGCGTATTCGGATTTATGCCAACTGGCGAGATGTCTTTCAGTACCCAATCTTCACGCCCCGAACCATAAAGCCCCGATGTTTTATTTTGACAACCGATAATTAAAACACCGCCGGTGGTGGATGATAATGCGGTTATTTCATCCCCTAAGCCGAATTGTTCTGAGCCTAATAATACCGCCCAACGATTAGGATGCCCGACTAATGAATGCCCTAATTGACCGCCAGCGAATGATGCAAATAGGTGATTTCTATGTGCGCAAATATATTGTGGACTATCATTATTCACTAGAATTGGAATAATAATCCCATTCGGACGAACCTCAATAATCTGCTCACCATTACACCCATAGGCATAATGCGTATTAGAGCCGCCATAGAAGTTGTGATAGATAAAATGCCAGTCTTTTCCTTTAGTTAGCGAAACCCTGTCACATTTTTCTATTGTCGCAACAGTTGTGCTATTTATCTGTAATGGTTGATTAGCTAAAACAGATTGTGACAAGACAACATAGCCCGATTTACTATCAGGCGCTAAAGATACTGAATGAATCACACCTCTAACATTGCCCGATGTAAAGTCTGAGTTATCCAATAGATTTTCAGGCTTAACTAAGTTTTTTAACTTTGCAATATACGTTGCTTGAGCAACCGTCCAACTATTATCAGAACTGATAAATGCACCACATCTGTCGCCATCATCACGAAAGGCGATTAGCTGATTATCCAGCTCTACAACGCCACGAATCTTTCCTGTTCCTGGAACTGGAAATACAGCATCAACACCTAACTGAAATGCTTTTCCTCGATAAGCTAAATCATCAGCAAAATCACCATCAATAGAACTATTTACATAACTTGCGGTAAAGCTAACACCACTAACAGAAAAACTTGTTCCGTTGGTCATTGTTGTTGGCTTTAAAAACGCAACAATAAAGGCATCATCTAATACATCAATAATGCGGTATTGTTTACCGCTATGAGTGAATGCCTTATTGTGAAATTGCTCTTTATTGGCGATATTTCCAACGTGCAACACGGCATAAGTCATTTGAGATGGAACTGTTTTACCATCCAAACATTCATATCCCTCAATTCTAGAAAAACCACCGCCATAAATAGGCTGCACATTTAGCGTACTAACCGCATCACTACTAGCCTTTGCGATTGGAGGAGTAGATAGATCCATCCCACCGCTAATAGCGATAAACTGTGATTGATTTCTCGGTAACTGTGCCATTTATTTGCCTAATGATGGAGTTGGTAAGAATTGAGTACAAAGTAAGTGCAGATATTTATCCCATTCATTTTGCCCACGCAAAATTAACTCTTGAGCATTTTGCGATAAGGCTTTTCCTTGCATTGCGTAATACACAATAGCCACATGGAATTTTTCAGGAATGAAAGGAGTATCAGCAGATTCTTCAAGAACTTGAGGATTTTTAGAAGAGAATCCATCACCCCAAAAATCCTCACTCCAATCACGCAAAGATTGAATATCTAGCCACGATTCACGAACTGCATCAACATACTCTAGACTACGACCTTTCTGATCGGATACGCCGAATGGGCCATCACCTGTATCATTCATTTCACGGCGTAACCGTTGAGCAAGTTGAAGATAATTCATTATTCATCACCTAATACTGTAATTGAGAATCGAGTTGCAAAGTATTCAGTCAATGAACCGTCTTGGTTTTGTTTAAAGCGAGTTTCACCTGATTTAGCCAATAGCTGATATGCCGGCTCAGGGATTGATACTTCTTCACCACGCTTAATTAACGCATCCCAATCGCCAATGCTGACATAAACATCGCCGGTTTCGGTTTCGCTTGGCGCAATAATGATTCGTACACGCTTATGTGCTAACAATGGGATATCGCCTTGTGTTTCTTGTGGCGCTTGCGGTTGTAACTGCACTTCTGCATCAGGGCGTAAAATGCCATTTGCTGATTCAAAATCAAGAATTGCTTGAACTAACTCTTCTTTTTTGCCGTCTTTTTCAACGCCGCAATAATCACGCAAATGAGCAACTAATTCTTCTTTTGTTGCTTTTTTTAAATCAATAAATGGATAAGCCATTGTGTCCTCACTAAAAAAATAAAGCCCCCACAAGGAGGGCCTTTTATTTACGAATTAAAACTAAAGTAATGATGCGGCCACTTCTACACGAACTAACCAAGCATCGTTTAGGATTTTACCCGCCCACCAAGTTTTCCAACCAACTGAGCCGGTTTGACCTAATTCATCACCTTTCTCAGCTTTACCAGGATTGCGCACTAAAATTTGTGCAGCATCTTTACCTTTTAATGGGCAAGTTGCATAAGCATCTTGACCGAATACGGCGATTTTATACACGTCCGCTTTAGCGCCGGCAGTAGATAGCACTTTGGTTGCTGTTGGCGTACCGCCTTTGTTGATTTCAGGTGTGAATAAAGGCGATGTAATAAAGCGCACGTTTTCGATTGTGCCAAACTCTTGCGGAACAATAGGCTGACGAGAGCCATATTCTGCAACTGGAGTGAATCCAGGTAAGCTGCGAATATCAGCCTCTAAGTCAGTATGGCATACCGCAATGTATGCAGCCTCAATTGGTTTAGTACCGTATTTGATTGAGCCATCAAGGATAGATGTTTTTTTCTTCGCACGATTGCGTTGTAATTTACGCACGGCCGCACGAATATGCTCTAATTTAACCGCAGTATTTACATCGTTGGAAGAAGTGCCGTTGGCGAAAATAACGTTTGTACCGCCACTAATTGCGCCCCAAGCTAAAAGCTCAGTTGTTTCAGCCGCTTGCTCACCTGAAAGCATTGTGGTGTCGCTTAACACTTGATCTTCATGGGTATCTTGAATCACATCAGTGATTTCAACCCAAGAGCCGTATTGTTTTAATTGCACTTCCACATCTTCATACGCCATTTTTTGAGATTCTGGACGAACGCCCTCAGTTAATGGAGTTGTTGCCGGTGCAAATGGTTTTGGACGGCGGAATTTAATGGTTTGAGATTTGTTTTGTGGAACTGGTTTAGTTTGACCGAGTTTATTCAAAACAAGGATTGGTTCTGCGTGAGCTAACATTTTAGCTTCAGCGTAAACTTTTGTGCGTGGAGAAATGTCACCGTCTGTATATTTAGTTGTAGCCATGATAATTTTTCCTCAAATGAACTAACTTATTTATCGCTGTTTAGCAAATTCAGCAGCGAATTGATTGAATAACGATTCCTCATCAACTTCATTACCGCCTTTTGGACTTGTGCGACCAGTAGGAAGTGACAATGCTGAAAGTTGTTGAGAACGTTTATTCCGTTGCTCTGAGATTGATGCGGCAGTCTTTTTGTATTCATTGAGTAAGTAGATGGCATCTTGTGGATCGTCTGATTTAAACAATGCCTTGATGCCTTTTGGTTGATTATCTACCCATCTATGGAACATCGGATCGCCTAAAATGTCGTTTGCATCAGGAACGACTTGAGTAACTAAAGAGATTGAGCTATCAAGTTGTTGCTGCGCAAAATCTTGCATATTTGCATCGACCATCTGAGCAATCGGCGCTGAAATATCATTAAGGCGCTGATTCTGTCCGGCAATAAAGCGGGATAAAAACTCAGCAACTTCTGGATAGTCTGATCGCAAACTTTCCAATTCACCATCAAAGGTAGATTGGTTTTGCTTAAACTGCTCCAGTGCGGCTTGTGCCTGTTGATATTTCTTAGAGAGAGCGCCAACACGGCCACGTTGAGATTTAGCCATGTGTTCGTATCTCTCTTTTTCTGCTTTCATCAAACGGAAATTGTCTTTCACTTCATCAGTGGCATTTGCTAACCATTCAGGCAATACTTCCTCTTTTTCATCCGGCTGTTGCGGGATATTTTCTTGAGTAGTATCTTCCATGCGTTGATCGGGCGCTGGCTGTTTGGTTTCATCTGCGACTGACGGTTCAACTTCAGCAGTTAGTCCACCTGATTCAAGTTGATTAGCGGCCTCATCGAAAGCGGCATCAGCATTAAATTCTGTGGTGTCTTGATTTTCCATTTATTACCTCATTAAGCGGCATATAGCGGCTTGTGATAATTCGTTGATAACAAAAAAGCCCACTCATTGAGCGGGCTTGTATTTAACCGTTTAGATCTGATACTAAACTTCTTAATTCTTTAATCTGACCTCTTAGAATATTGTATTGCTGAGGCGTTAAACCCTCAGTGCATAAATCCTGACAATACTCATCGATCCGTTTATTTAGGTAGGAGACTAGATAATTTCTATCTGTTGAGCTTGATAAAATTAATTTCTGCATAAAATCCCCAATAAAAAACCGAATTGCATTTCTACAATTCGGCTATTTTGTTGAATTTTACTGCAAATATTTTTAAATGTCAATGGATTAGTGTGTATTTAATCCCTCCATTTGTCGATATTTACGCAATAATCGTGCTTGTACGCCGCTCATTTCTTTATTGTATCGTTTAATACCACTTTCATAAGCGACCGCACTGATTTTACCTGAACGCAATGCACGAGTAAGATTAGCTTTTTCACTTCTTGCTTTTTTGATGATGCTCTCTTCTTCCTCATGGAATTTGATAAGTTTCATCTTATCAGCATCTAACCAATCGCCTAATTCATTGCGCTCTTTGCGAGATTTGTATTCGTTATAAACGCTTTTTGCCTCTTCGCTCGCCTCATAGTATCGGCTCTGAATCGCAAATTCGTTTGTTGTACCAATAAATTGATTTAGGAATGGCGTGCGAGTTTTACGGCCTAAATCTTCACGGTTCGGATTTTCAACGAATACAGTATTTAGCTCTTTAAGACTACCAAGCATTGAGCTGTACCCATCAAACAAGTTTTTAATTTGCTCAGGGTGCATATCGATTCCTAATGTATCATTAAGCTCGATAGCGGTATCTTTCCAAAATTGAGCGGTTGTCGCCTTAGATTGCTCGGCTTTTAATTTATCATCACGCACATAATTAGTTGTGATTTTATTACCAAAAGCGGAACGATTTAAAACGTTTTGCATCACTGGCTGCAAGATTGATGGCGTTGCGGTTAAAGTGATTTTTTCCATAGGATATTTCGCTGCTGAAATTTCAGATGGAGATACTGGCGAAAATGTTTTCAATGAATGGACGAGCATATTTGCCCCCGCCTCAGTCAATGAAATATCACCAACCGCACCTTTTACAATGTTTGTGGAGAAATTCCACGCCATTTGCGCCATACCAAAACCAACCGGGATTTTGAAGTATTTACCCCCGCCAAGTGGAATCGGGATATAACGAGTGATGTCGCCAAGCTGATCCATTTTATTGCCGCCCTCGTCCTCATCGTCCATTGAGCGCAATACAGTGTAAAGTGAAGTCATTGCAGCCATGTATGCAGCAAAGCGGATTTGACCTTTACGAGTGGATAGATAACGCATTAAGTTGGCCGCACCCATTACAGTTGGTTGTGAGAACATATACAACGCTTTAATGCCTCGCATTTTTGAGCCAGTTTTGCGGAAGTTGGTTAATTCGAGCGTTGTTGCCGCCGCTTGTTTTGAATCAATGCCATTCTCCACTAATGCTTTATAGGATGCTAACGCTGATACTGTATCAAACATCTTATTGTAACCCTCAAACACCTTGCCAACTTTTTCAAGTTTGCCGGCTAGTGGATTATTTTCTTTGCGTAAGCGTTTAACTAAATCAACTTCTGATTTATCGAGATAAGTACCATAGTTTGATACTCCCCCCTCTTTTAGAAGTTGTTTTAACATTCGCTCTACTGGCACGCTATCACGCAATTCTTGACCGAATCCAAGGCGTTTAGTTGCTTGCCATACTTCTTTATCAGTAAAGGCATTTTTAATGGTATCACGACCGATTTTATCCATTGTTTTGCTATCAACTAGACGATTATTTTTATCGTAAAGTTTTTGCACTCGGATAAATTCTGATTTTTCCCAAGTATCACGCATCATATTCATTGGCGCAAACGTAACAGTCCATTGAGTAACGCCTCGAGCATACCATCCTGTCGGTTTAGAAATTACTTTCAAGAAAGCATTGGCGTGTTCAACGTTGTCATTGCGCAATGATTCCATCACTTGAGTTGGCAATTCATACTCATAATAATCACTGCCCTCTTTACGGATAAGCACGTTGTCGCTTGAGCGTGTTAAACCTTGCATTTTACGTTTACTAATACCTAAATTTGCGGTTGCTTGTTCTCTTGCCTCAGCATCGGAATAGCCTTTATCTTTCAATAAAGCCACTTCTGTTTCAAACAAGTCATCAATTCTAGCTTTAAACTCAGCAAAACCGGCATAGGTGGTGGATTTGCCGATTGACTTCCAAACAGCATCAATCGCATCTTCAGCCTCAGAACTTGTACGACCTTTCAATGTTTTATCTCGTGCAATATTGAGTGCATTTGAGCCAGCGCCTGAGATAATATCAACATCTACATCAGCATTCGGATCGCCAGTTAAAGGCACATAATGGCGATTAGCCTTGTATTCTTGATACTCAGCCTCAGTGTATCGACCACTCGCACGATCAACATCTAATCTTGATTGATTAAGATCGTAAACTAGATCGGCTACATATTCCAAATTAGAGCGGCTGATATGTTTTTCTGTATTACTCATAATCAATTCAGCCTCAGGAATTGACCAACCGCCAGCAACCCCAACTTTAAAGCGATTGCCTTTGTTTTTGTAATCCGTGTTGTAAATATCAGCCTTACGGTTATCGTATTGCTCTTTTGCTTTTAGATAAGCCTCATGTAATCGGCGCACTTCTGCACTTGTACCGTTTTGTTTAGCGTTATCCAATAAGCGTTTTGTATCACGCATTACTTTTTCATCACGATTTAATAAATCAATGTTTTTCTCAATGGAATAGCGAGCTGAAATCCAGTTGCCAACCATTCTTTTCATTGTTAATTCATCCATCGGATGACTTTTATTTTGGCTTTGTTTAGAAAGTGCGGCAATTTTTGAAAGAATTGGTTTCAAATATGCTTGTTCCAATTCTGAGTTAATTGCATCACGTTTTCCCTTGGCCACATACATAGCATCTTTTAGACGGCGTTTTTCATGGTCACGGCTGCTAGTGTTGCCTGTTTGATCTTCAAGGTGCATTGAATCAATCCAATCATTCACCGGGCGCAAGCTATCAGCTAACCATTCATCAACTTTACCAACTGCACGATTAAAACGCTCTTTAAATCCTGAGAAGTCTTTAGATTTTAAGCTATCCCATGCGCTAGGCTCGCTATCTGCCACGCCTGTCATTGCTAAATCAAGAGCGGATTGCATTGTATTTGCACGAGAGAATAAAATATCCCCGCCACGCTCTTCATCTAATTGATTTGTCGCTTGTTTAATTGCCTCAATTCTTGAATTAGGATTGGTGGAATCATAGGTAAAAATCTTCACTCCTGATTTTTCCAATATATCATAGGCATTTTTAGCAAGGTTATCAGGCACAACAGCGCCAGCAAAGTTGCTGAATTGTGTAATATCTTTCGCTTTACCCTCAAAATATTCAGTTGGCAATGCTTTGAGTTTATTTAAAAACGCATCAACTGCCATTCTGTTTTCTTGAGTGTCTTTAATACCGGCATAGCCAAATGCTTTTGAAGTGTTTTCATCAACCGCATTCCATAACACATCGTAAATATCTAAAGTGCTTACACCTAATTTGTTCGCTAATGAATCCCCCTCTTTTTTGAGAGCATCTCTTGCGGTTTCAAATTCTTCTTTAGATACGATTCGATGTTTATTGGCTTGAATATCAGCAATAGATTTAAACTTAGGCGTAACGGCTGCACGCACGTTAGGCATTCCATAATTAAATGATTCGCCACCTCGTAAATCTTTTTTGAGTTTTTTAACAACGTTTTCAATGGTATGCGCAACGTATTTATTGCGGCCATGACCATCAGTACCATTCCAAATTTTCTCTTTAACTGGCATGGTTTCAACGATGCTATCAACATAATTACGGAAAGCATCTTCATGCTCGCTAACCGCTTTTCGCATATTTGATAAGGTTTCAGGTTGATCTAATACTTTCTTAGATTCCTGTAATTTCAATCCCTCTTTTACTCTTGATTCGGCAAAAGTACGAACTGCATATTTATCCCCATCCAAGGCTTGTTTTGCTCGCACAATCACATTTTTAAGCGACGGCGATGGAGGTACTCTGCCCTCAATATCTTTGATGTAATCCTTGATAAATTCTCTGAATAAGCCCTCAAATTTATCCGCACTTTCGATGGATGAAATATCTTCCTCGCTTATGCCGGCTTTAATTGCTTTCTGAATGGATGGATAATCAGCGTGTACGCTTTTCGGAATATCTCGATAGGCTTTTTTATACGGAATATTATGCTCTTTCAAGAACTGATATTTAACCGCATCACTATTAAGCATCGCTTGTTTTGCGCCAGTATCTTCTAATCCTTGCGTAAAATCATAACCAAAGGAGCTATCTTCAATCTCTTTTGCTGATTTTTCAAAACGATTGAATAATGCTTTTTGATTTTTCGCTGAATACTCATAACTAATTCGAGGATAACGAGGCGAATAAATGTCACTACCGAAAACTTGAGCTTTATTTACGCCTTTCGGATCGATGTAATTACGACTACCAATTAAAG